GCGCGGGTCGTTCCTGCGCAAAGCAATCATGGCCCCCGAAGACCATCAGATTGTGGTGGGCGACTTGTCCCAGATTGAGCCGCGTGTGTTGGCATGGCTGTCGGACTATACCGAGATGCTGGGCATCTTCCGAGCCGGAGGCGACCCGTATGCTGCCTTTGGTGCGCAGATGTTTGGCATCCCCGGCATGACCAAGGACAGCCACCCCATCCACCGCCAGTCGGCCAAGAGCGCGTTGCTGGGGGCAGGGTATGGGTTGGGCTGGGCATCGTTCGCAGCGCAGCTTCTGGTGGGCTTCCTTGGGGCTCCTCCCCTGCGCTACACCAAGGCTGACGCAAGGCAGCTCGGGGTGACACAGCAGTTCGTCCAGCGCTTCGTGGACTGGGAGGAGAACCTGACCAAGATGGCGGAGATTCCCCACACTTGCAGCGAAGGCGAGTTGCTCATACACTGTGTCGTAGCGAAGAAAATCATCGACGTTTACCGAGCCACGGCCCATCCAGTTACCAGCTTTTGGGACATGTGCAGCGGTCTTATCGAGACCTCACTGTACGGTGGCAAGGAGCACACGCACAAGTGCTTGACGTTCCGCAAGGAACAGATTGTGTTGCCCAACGGGATGAGCCTGCTCTACCCGAAGTTGCGGCGTAAGAAGGACGAGGCTGGCCGCAGCCAGTGGGTATACGGCGAGGACGAGACCAAGCTGTACGCAGGCAAGGTCACGAACAACGTGACGCAGGCGGTGGCTAGAATCGTGATGACAGATGGTATGCTACGAGTGTCAAAGAGATACCCCGTGGTGGGGACGGTGCACGACGAGCTTTTGGCCGTTGTGCCCGACGAGGAAGCAAACAACGCTAAGACTTGGGTCTTGGCGCAAATGGTCATGGAGCCACGGTATTTGCCGGGGATTCCACTTGGCGCTGACGGTGGCGTTCACCGTAGATATGGGTTAGCTAAAAACTAGGAGAAGCATGAAGACAGACACAAAACTATTACTGCCCCGCCGCATCCGGGTCGGTAATAAACGGTATTCAGTTGAGGTGATTGAAGCGCTGCTGGACAAGCAACATGTAGGACGTATTCAGTACGCTGAGCAGCGCATTCAACTTGGTCTGCGCAACGGGCAGACAAACCGCAAACTGCCTGCCTCAGAGATACGTGATTCTTTCTGGCATGAGCTAGTGCATGCAATTCTTCACGACATGGGGCGACACAACCTCAACCGTGACGAATCGTTTGTAGTTGCATTTGCCAGCCGACTATCTAAAGCAATCGACTCAGCGAGGTTCTAATGGTCAACGTCACATGGTCGCACTCAGGCTTAAAAGCCTACGAGCAGTGCCCCCGCCAGTACTACGAAGTAACGGTGCTAAAGAGTTTCCCCAAGTCCGACACAGTGGCAACGTTGTACGGCAAGGAGCTTCACACCGCTGCGGAGAAATACGTACGGGATGGGGAACCGCTACCAAAGCAGTTCGAGTTTATGCGGGATACGCTTGATGCGTTGATTGCTAAGCCCGGACGCAAGCTGTGCGAACATGAGATGGCGCTCACCAAAGACCTGAAGCCCTGCGACTTCAACGACCCCAATCGGTGGGTGCGCGGGATTGCCGACCTCATCATCATTGACGACGAGAACCTGACAGCGAAAGTGGTTGACTACAAGTCCGGCAACAACAAGTACCCCGACAGGGAGCAGCTCAAGTTGATGGCCTTGATGATATTTGCCCACTACCCACACATCCGCAAGGTTAGTGGAGCGCTGCTGTTTGTGGTCAAGAACGACATGGTGCGCCAAGACCTGACCATCGACAAGGCCGATGCCGAGTGGTGGAACTACCGGAAGCGCGTAGCCCGCATCGAGCAAGCACACGAGACAGGCGTGTGGAACCCCAAGCCAACCCCACTATGCGGTTGGTGTCCTGTAGTGAAGTGTCTACATAACCCCAAGCATTGAAAGGACGTACCGTGGCAACCCGCGACTACAAGAAGGAATACCAGCAAGACCTCAAGACCGGCAAGTCCGGGCCGGGGTCAGACCAACATGAGCGCCAACGTGCGCGGCGCAAGTACGATGCAGACGGCATCGACCGCACAGGTAAAGACATTGACCACATCAAGCCGCTGCGCAAAGGCGGCAAATCCACACCGGGCAACCTGCGGCTGCGTGCCAAGTCAGTCAATCAAGGCGACAACAAATAACTACATGAGAAGCAAATGGAAATTATTGATGACAAAGCACTGCTGCTAAAAACCCGCAACCCACACAAGTACGCCATCATCCCGAAGCACAAGGTCGTTAGCGAGAGCAACGGCACGTATGAGGTGTTGGTTCACTGGGGCTTAGAAGAGACGCAGGTGCTGCGCAATCTTGGCGTAAAGGATGTGCCCTCGCCCATCACACGGCGCTACAACTGGCCCGGCAAGTACAAGCCAATGGCGCACCAGATGCAAACCGCAGAGTTCCTCACGCTGCACCGCAAGGCGTTTGTGTTCAGCGAACCCGGCACAGGCAAGACGCTAAGCGCTTTGTGGGCCGCAGACTACCTGATGAGCATCAAGCATGTTCGCCGTGTATTGATTCTGTGCCCGCTGTCTATCATGCACAGCGCGTGGTTGGGTGACTTGAGCAACAGCATCATCCATAGGTCAGCGGTGGTGGCCCACCACACGCAGTCGTCGCGGCGCATCGAGATGGTGCAAGAGGACTACGAGTTTGTCATTGCCAACTATGACGGGCTGAACCTGATTGCCAGTGAAATCATCAACGACGGGCGCTTCGACTTGGTGATTGCGGATGAGGCCAACGCCTACAAGACCCCGACAACCAACCGCTGGAAGTCCCTCAAAGCCGTTCTCAAGCCGGAGACTAGGTTGTGGATGATGACCGGTACGCCTGCTTCGCAGTCACCGTTGGATGCGTACGGCCTTGCCAAGCTGGTCAACCCCGGCGGTGTGCCTAATTTTTATACCGCGTGGCGGGACAAGGTAATGCTAAAGGCCACCATGTTCAAGTGGGTTCCCAAGCCCGAGGCCAAGGCGCTGGTGCTGGAGGCGTTACAGCCCGCCATACGCTTCACAAAGGAGCAATGCCTAGACCTACCTCCGGTGATGACGATGACGCGCACAGTGGCCCTGACACCGCAGCAAATCAAGTACTACAACGCACTCAAAGACCGGCTCATGGTGGAGGCAGCAGGCGAGACCATCACAGCAGTTAACGCGGCAGCAGGGGTCAGCAAGCTGCTGCAAATCAGTTGCGGCGCTGTGTACACAGACGACAAAGACGTTGTGGAGTTCGATGCTACTCCGCGCCTGAACGAGCTGAACGCCATACTGGGGGAGACCGACCGCAAGGTGCTGGTGTTTGCCATGTTCCGCAGCAGCATTGACACCATCTACACACACCTGACCAAGCACACCATCAGCGCCGAGTGCATTCACGGTGGGGTTTCCCCCACCAAACGAGCAGATATTATCCGCCGCTTTCAGCACGAACCGAGCCCACGCGTCCTTGTTATGCAACCCCAAGCAACCGCCCACGGGATAACGCTGACCGCCGCTGACACCGTTGTGTTTTTCGGGCCGTTGATGAGCGTTGAGCAATATATCCAGTGCATTGCGCGGGCTGACCGCAAGGGGCAGAATGCGGAGAAGGTGTCGGTCTACCACATCGAGAGCAGCCCGATTGAGAAGAAGATGTTCAGTGCGTTGGTCTCAAAGGTGGACGACAACTTCCTCCTGACCGACATGTTCAAAACGGAAATAGGCAGTTAAGAAAGGAGTTGCAGACCCCAAAAAATCGTGTATACTTGTCAAACACTAGACACAACAACAGGAGAAGTAAGTGAGTGAAGAAGCTATCCCCATAGACAAGCTGACCAAGATTTACCGCAAAATCAAAGCGCAAATCGACCAGCTAACACAAGAGTACGACACGCGAGTGGAAGTGCTCAAGGCATCGCAAGACGAGATTAAGTTTGCGATTAAAGACCAGATGAAAGCCCTTGGCGTTTCGTCTGTGAAAACCGAGTTTGGCACTGTCTCAATGGCCAACAAGACGCGGTACTCCACCCAAGACTGGGACTCGTTCAAGACGTTCATTGTCGAGCATGATGTCGTGGACTTGTTGGAGAAGCGTATTGCGCAGACGAACATGGCCAAATTTCTAGAAGACAACCCCGGTGTTGTTCCCCCCGGTCTCAACGCTTTCAGCGATTTCGAGATTCGTATTACCAAACCACGTTAAGAGAGAACCATGAGCAACCTTGCTACATTCAATCCTTCCAAAGTCCCGGCTTTTGCACGTAACAACGTGCTGTCGGATAACGCCCGCGCCTTGGCGGGTAGTGCCACTGTTGGCGGCGGCAAGCGCGTCTCCATTCGTGGTGGTGTGTTCCGTCTGCTGAGCGAAGGCAAAGAAGTTGCCAGCATTGAAGAGCGTCACTTGGACGTTATCATTGTCAAGGCCGCACCAAAGGTGAGCCGCCAGTTCTATGCAGCCGCCTACAACCCCGATGCTGCTGCCACTGCACCGGACTGCACATCGTCCGATGGTGAGACCCCTGACAGCAACGCCAAAAACCCGCAGTCGTCAAGCTGCGCTAACTGCCCACAGAACGTGGCCGGTTCGGGTAACGGCAACAGCCGCGCTTGCAAGTACCAGCACAAGCTGGCCGTCGTGTTGGAGAGCGACCCCGAGGGAGATGTGATGCAGCTTATCTTGCCCGCAGGCTCTATCTTCGGTAAGGCTGAAGGGGACAAGCGCCCGCTGCAAGCGTATGCCCGTTACTTGGCTTCGCAGAACCCGCCCATCAACCCCGAGCAGATTGTGACCCGCATGAAGTTCGATACGAGCGAAGAGTCCCCCACGCTGGTGTTCCAGCCCGCCCGTTGGTTGACCGATGACGAGTACGAGGTCTCCCTGAACCAAGGCAAATCCCCTGATGCTGAGCGTGCGGTTGGCGGTCTTGCTGATAACACTGCGGCCCCCATCAAGCTGGCCGGTACACCCCCCGCCAAAGCCAAGGCCGCAGTTGTGGAGGAAGACGAAGCCCCTGCACCCAAGGCTACCCGCGCCAAAGCCAAGCCCAAGGCTGAAGTGGTGGAGGAGGATGACTCTGAACCGGAAGTGCGCAAGGCTGCACCCGCTGCGTCTGCTGTGCCGGTCAAGTCCAGCAAGCTGGCCAGTATCGTGTCTGACTGGGACGACGAGTAATTTATCGGGGGGAAAGCGGATGCTGGGATGAACTGCGTAGCGGGCCACCAGTGCAGCGAGTACCCCCACCTATAACTATGGCTTATTCACCAAAAATTAAAGAGCTTGTGGCTTCGTCCCCCAAGACGCTGGGCAACCAGCTCGGGCGGTGGGCAATCCATTTGAACTTCCCCGTAACAAAAATTGCGTATGCGCTGGGCGTAACGCGTCAGACGGTTTACAACTGGTTCGAGGGTCGGGACATTTTTCCTGCCTATCAGAACCGTGTTGAACTACTTTTATCAATTATGCGGTCGTCGAAAACGGCAGACCAAGCATGGAGAGAAATATGCAAAGAATACAACTTGAAGCCTTGAAACCCAGCATGCTGAGTGACGAAGAGTTTGCCAAATATGTCACGCTGTATACGCCTGAGCAGTTGCCCAGTTCGTGGGTGGCCGAGGTAGTTGAGCGCTTCATTGCAAAGACGAAAACCGTGGAGGCATTGGAGAACGCAGTTGCCGCGCTGGAAGAAGAACTCCTAGATACCGCCGAATAACCCAACCCAAGGATTTCTATGGACGCGCTTGCTTTCATGGCGGCAGTCCTGCCACCTCCGGGTAATGGGCGTTACTGCGTGGTAGAGCTGACAAACAAAAAAGAACACGTATTTGTAAAGGACATCGAAGACACAGGAGCAACCCTCGAACGCTGGCGCAAGCAAAACTGCGACATCTACTTTGCACTGGGCACGTTTGGCAGCGAGAACAAACGCGTTGCCACCAACAGCCAAATGGTCAAGTGCATTGCGATTGACGTTGACTGCAACCACCCCCGAGACATACCGGACGAGAACGGCGTAGTCACGCCCAAGGCATACCCCGCTGCGCGAGTGGCGGCACAGGCCATTCTGGACTTCTGTCAGGTAACGGGTCTGGCGGGGCTCGGTGAGCCGTGGATGGTGGCATCAGGCGGCGGTGTGCATGCATACTGGCCCTTGACCGAGGCGGTCAGCATTGCCGATTGGAAGCCGGTAGCTGAAGCCTTCAAGCGCTTGTGTGTCCTGCACAAGCTGCACATTGACATGACGGTGACTGCGGATGCCTCACGGGTACTGCGGGTTCCCGATACGGTGAACAACGGGGTCAAGGGTAAGAAGCGTGTGCGTGAGCGCACCAATGTACGGTTCATGCACGAGGGCAGCTTGTTTGCTATCGAGGACATCAGCGCCTTGGTGAACAAGGGCTTGGTCGGTACAGCACTGGAGGTCAAGGCCCCCAAGCCGTCCAGCACCCTGACACTACCCGGCGTACGCCCAACGGCAAGCATAGCGGCGCAGCCCATCACGCTGTACCCCAATAGCAGCACCAAGTTTGGCAACATCTTCAAGGCGACCAAGAAGGGTAACGGCTGCGGGCAGCTTGCGCACTACGTTGAGAACGCAGACCAAGACGGCATGGAGCCGTTGTGGCGCGGGCTGTTGAGCATTGCGCAGAAGTGTGATGACGGGGATAGGGCATCGGTATGGCTGAGTGGGCTGCACCCTTACAGCGAAGACCGTATGCAGCAGAAGCTGGCTGAGATTCGCGGGCCGTACCCCTGCACCAAATTTGATTCGGAAAACCCCGGCATCTGCACATCGTGCAAGCACTGGGGCAAGATAACCAACCCGCTGGCCCTTGGGCGGGAATACAGCACTGAGACCGCGGTCAAAGAGATTGAGGTGGTCATCCCCCACGCCTCAACAGACCCCCGCAAGATTTTGCGGCCTGAAGCACCCCGTGGCTATGCCTATGGACGGGATGGGGGAGTATTCATTGAGAAGGAAGACGAAGACGCAGAAGGCAACAAGATTAAGCGCCAGATACTATTGGTTCCCTACGACCTGTTCCCCTTGGATATTTTGAACAACAACGGAGAGCACACCATCCACATGCTGGCGCTGCGCCCTGAAGGTACGCAGACCGTTACGCTGCCACAGAAATCGGTAGTGAGTAAGGACGACACCCTCAAGAGCCTTGCCCAGCAGAACATACTTGCGTCATTCGGCGCAGGCAACGACAAGAACCTGTTTGATTACATACGAGCGAGTGTAGAAAAAATGAGCACTGAAAAACAACCCATCAAAGTACCCGGCAATTCCGGCTGGCAACCCGACGACACGTTTGTGTACGGCGGCAAGATTTACTCCACGGCTGAGCCGTTGGCCGTCCCGATGCTAGGTATGGAGAACATCGTCAACAACACCCAGTCCAAAGGCACGCTGGACGGCTGGAAGAACGTCATCAACCTGTTCATCCGCAAGAAGATGTACGACCACTTGGGCATCATCCTATTCAGCGCTGGCGCTCCACTGATGCGGTTCACTGGCATCTACGGACTGACCGTTCACTGCGGCTCAACCGAGTCGGGCACAGGCAAGTCGCTGGCGCTTGAGGGCGCGGCATCTATCTGGGGCCATCCGGTGCACTACCGCACAGGCAAGAGCACATCTCCGGTCGCCATGCAGCAGCGCTTGGGATTGCTCAACAGCATGCCCCTGATTACGGACGAGATTACCAGCAAGAACCGAGCGTCTCCTGAGTGGTTCTCTGAGTTCCTGTTGGACATGACCGAGGGGCGTGGCAAGGAGCGTATGGAGTCCGGCTCCAACAAGGAGCGGCTGAACCTGTCCACATGGATGTCGATGGCGCTGATGTCGTCCAACACCCACGTAGTCGATACGCTGACCGGCGCACGCAAGCATGCAGCCGAGGGTGAACTGCGCCGCCTGCTGGAGTTTGTGCTGGACGAGGAGCTGGCTTGGGAACCGCACGAGGTGGAGATTATCAAGAGCTTGGGCCAGAACTATGGCGTAGTGGGTGACCTGTTCTCGGACTACCTTGCCAAGCATGTGCCTGACTTGATTACGTTTGTACCCGAGGTGGTTGCCAACACTTACAGGGACTTCGCAGCTACCAACGACGAGCGTTTCTGGATGGCAGGGATTGGGGCGGCTATGTCTGCGGGCTTGTTGCTGGGCAGCGCCCACGCTGACATTGTGAACTTCCCCTTGCCGGAGATTCTGGAGGCGTACAAGCGCCGCGTGGAGTACATGCGCAGCAACATCCACACCAATACCCGCACCGCCGAGGACGTGCTGAACGCCTATACCCGCGAGAACTATGGGCACTTCGTGGTGGTCAACTATGGGGCTGCTGGCGGCGTGCTTGCGCAGATGGGCGACGGCGCTGTGATTGACAAGAGCACCACCCGCTCCCACGTCATGGGCCGTATTGAGAACGGCGTGACTGCGGGGTACGTTGACTACTATGTGGACGAGCGGCAGATGAAAGCGTTCTGCGCCACCATGAGCTTTGGCTACGCTGACTTTAAGAAGCAGATGGAGAAGCAGTTTGCGGTGACGTACATGCCTAAGAAAGACCTGATGGGGCGCACCAATGGCCCGCACATGCGCGTGGCGGTGATGAAGATTTCCCGGCGGGTCGATGAAGAAGCTGCTCTACAACTATCCGTGGCAGAAGATTGAGCGGGGGCAGGGGTTCTTCATCCCCTGCTTGGACGTTGTGGCCGTCAAGGAAGCGGGCCTACAAGCAGCCCTGCGGCATCGGTACTTCGGCGCTAAGGCCGAAATCGGTATCCGCAATGGGCTGCTTGGGGTCTGGTTCTACCGCCCCGACTAAGACTCCATCTGCTTGATGCGCTGCTCAAACTTCTGGGCCAAGTCCTGCTTGCGCTTTTGCAGTTCGTCGATGCGCTTGCGCTTCTCGTCGCCGGGGATATTCGACCCTTTAATCCGCTCTTCCATCGTCCGTATGTTGCCCATCAGCTTCTGGTACTGCAAGGCCAGCGGAGCCGCACGCAATTCCGTACGATGGCTCTCCACAAAGTCTCGGGCATCCGCTGTGCGGCCTTCTCGTTTCATGGCATCAAAGTCGCGCTTGGCCTGCATCGCCTCGTCTGCCAGCTTGTACATGACATCCGCATCAGCGCCGCCATACTTCTTCTGGAACGCGCTGCCAATCAACGACATCTCCGACAGGTTCTTGGGCACAGGCTCGACTTCACCGTCCCTGAACAACCCGTTGGTCGCCGCCATCACTGCGATGGGCACTTGACCCAAGTAGCCGCCCACAATGCGCTCAATCTGGATGGGCGACAGGACAGGGGCAAATTTGCTCATGGCCTTGGCCAACTCGGTGGTGTTGGCGTTGTAGCGCTCCTCCACGCTCTTGCCCCGCAGGCGGGTGGACTCCAGCGCAAAGCCGGTGTTAAAGTCCTTGTTCGTCCACACTTCCGCGATAGGCTTAACAAGCTGCGGCACACCCATAGAAGACGCGCCGGGAATAGCGCTCACAAACATGCTCTGAAGCGCCTTGAGTTGCTGCCCGCCATCCGTCTGCCCTGCCATAGCGTCTGCTGCGGCTGCGCCCAACGAGAAGAACCAGCCAAACTCGTACGGGATGGGCAGCTTCAACGGCTCGTCGGTAAACGGCGTGTGCAGGAAGAAGTTGCTGTACCGGTCTTTGGGCTTGGCATTCTTGTAGTACTCGTCGTCCTGCATCGCCATCGCGTACGCAATGCCGCCCGCAGCCAACAACATGGCGTTGTTGTAGAACTTCTGCTTAATCTTGAGCTGTTCTTCAAACGGCATCTGCCCGGTGGCTGCTTTGTACAGCACGTTCAAGCCTTGAATCTGCGCGTTGAAGAACGGAATCATCCGGCTGGCGTACTGCACCATAGGCGACAGCCCGCGCTTGTGGAAGTTCATCGACTCCATGACGGCAAACTCTGCCTCCACTTCCGACAGCCCATTCTTGATGGCGTTCTCGTACACCAGCGCCCGTGTGGCAGCATCGGCATTGAGCGCGGCCTTGTCAGCCATGCGGAACAGCTTGTCAAAAGCGTTGAAATCCTTGCCGCTTGCCAGTTGCAGCGCAAACTTAGAGATGTCGTCCGGGTCACCTGTGAAGATGCCGCTCTGCATCAGGCCCTTTTTAATCAGCTCCGCCGCAGTCGTGCTCTGCCCGGTGCTCATCTTTAAGAACTCTTTGTTGGCTTTGTAGATGGCGGTCAGCATGCCGTAGTCCAGACCGGCGGTGGCAGTTGCTGCCATAGGGTCACGGAACAACTGGCGCATCAAGTACAACGGGGTGCGGGTAACGCCTGCACGCAACAGGTCACCGGCAATTCCGCCCCACTTCAAGAACCCCGGCAGCGTCAGGGGAGCGCCCTCAAGGCTGCGAATCAACAGCTCCGCTGGGATGCCTTCTGCGATTGTCCCGTTGGTCTGCACGCGCACATGGCGCTCCCCCGTGTCCTTGGGGTCGTTGGGGTCGGGCTCTTGGTTGAACCGGATGATGCTGGCGTCCGATGCCACGCCGTAGTTCTTGCGGACTTGCATGGTGTCCGTGGCTTTGCCAATCTCCTGCATGGCGTACGCCACATTACGCGCCGCCAAGTTGGTCATGGCCTTGCTCACCAGCAGCGTGGTATTGCGGGGGATGGACTCGTTGATGGGCAGAATCTTGGCTTCGCCGCCCTTGAGTGCTGCCAGATGCGGTTGGTGGCGAATGTCGCCAATGCGGATGGTGCGCTCACCGCCAAACACCAGCTCGGCTATGCCGTTCTCTTTGACCCGATAGTACGGAACGTAGTCGCCTTCACGCAGGAAGTCCCGCGCCTCGGCCTTGGTAATAGCGCCCGTCTCGGCCAAGAACTCAATCATGCCCTTGTTGTAGGCGTTGTACCGCTCACGTACTTTCTCCAGTGCGCCCTTCAGTTGGGGGTTGGCTTCTGCCGCTGCCATTGCAGCGTCAACTTCTTGCTGAGTAATACCCAAGGCCCCAAGGTCTAGCTTGGCCAGCCCTTTGTTGGCAGCACGCTGCGCAATCAAGTACATGGTCGCCATCTGCATCTTGGCAGCTTCATTGCCGTACCTATCCGGGATGTCGCCTACCGCATCAAATACTTCCTTGGCGCTGTCTTTCCCAGTGCTGCGGATTCCTTTCAGCCCTTTTGCATCCTCATATACCTCCAGCGGGCCGTTGCTCAGTGCGGACAACACCAGTGGCATCTTCTGGTCAGCCTTGGTGTAGCTGTACATGGCCTGCTGGAACAGGCGGGAATCGCCAAACGCCTTGGCCCCCATCTCCATCACCTTGCGCAAAGCCGCCCGCATATCGGTCGTCTGCATCTCAAACTCAAGCGCGTAGTTTGAACCACCACGCATGGTCTGCCACCAGCCCTGCTTCTGCGCTACGGTTCTTTGCGCCAGTTGAGACAGCTCATTGTCTTCGCCATACTTGGCTGCGCGGGAAAACAACAAGTCCCCAACTTCTGGCAATTCGTTTTCTGCAATCTCCCCGTTTTCTTTTTTGGGGAGCTTATCTATCATGCTGATAAGCTGCGAACGCACATCAAGGATTGCGCCTTGCAATCCTTCAATTGCATTGGGCTTGCTTTCAAGCAAATCCATCAGGCTTTCTTCAAAATCGCCGTTGCCGTAGTCCCGCCAGTGTAGGTGCGAGTACAAACTGTCCCCAGTTGTATCCGAGTCTTGGTCGTATAGCGCTTCTGCAAAAATAGGATTATCAATACTAAACGAGTAGTTCTCTAGCATTTCGCGTAAAGCAGGAGTTTTAGCCATTCCCCTTACTACATTAAACCAAGAATCGGCAGCGTCTAATGTGGCGTTAAACAAATCTGCTTTTGCACCAAGAGACAAACCTGTTTTTATTGGGGGTAACTTCATCCCGCCAACTGCTGCTACCGCACCGCGCAAAAACATGCGTCGGCTCATCCCCGTGGGCGCAGGTCGCATCTCCATTTGCGCTGCACCAAATGCCATGTCAACAAGTCCTTGAGCGTCCAACGACTCTGGAGACATTCCAAATCTTGCTAACAGTTTGCGGAACCCGTTAGCAATTCGACTTAGCCATGCGCCCAGCACCCCTTTTGATTCTGACGGCTTGATACCTGCTTTTACCGCTTCTTCAATTGCATAGGCCAAAGTTTCGTCGGATATGTGCCGTGATTCCGTTTCTGCGGCTTCTACTCGAGCCAATGCTGCTTTGGCAACACGAGACTCTATAGACCCATCATTTTTCTTAGCCCAGTTTTGGATTGCGTTAACCAATGCGTCGTATTGCGGTTTGCCCAATATGTTTTTAAGCCCAACGTGCGCCCCCACTTCGTGCAGCAGTACCCCCAGCGCTTGTCCCTTATCAATATTCTCCGCAATCAGAAACGCTTTGTTACCTGCGGTGTCCACAAACCCACGAGCATTTTTGGGAATAAGCCCTCTGTATTGCGGGTTTGCTTTTATCAAGTCCGCTACAGACCCATAAATTTTTACGCGTGAAAGACTTGAGAAGTGTTTCTTCAGTTCGGCAACAACGGTATCGACCGTGCTTGGGTTTGCAGTTGGGCCGCGTGAAAGCAACACACCCTTATCCAGCTCAGCTTGCGTAGCGGCTTCCAGCTTGGCTTGGGCTTTCTTTTCCGCAGGGGTCAACAGCGCTTGCTTGGCAAGTTCCAACGCGTTTGCTTTGGCGTTCTCGTTTGTTTCAGCCCGGTCTATCGCGCTGCGTGCTTCTTCGTACCCAGCAGTTTTTTCTTTAAACCCTTTGAGTCTTGCGTACGCAGCAGTGGTTTCTTTCGTGGCCTGCTTCAGCGCAGCTTCTGCCGAGATGACGTTGTTCTCCAGTACCTCCCGCGCTTCTTGCGCCGGGGTTAGTTTTTTGACTTGTCGTGCTTGGCTAAGTCGTTTTTGTGTTCCGCCACCAGTGCCCTCAATGCTTTCGGCTGTACCTGTTCGCAGTGTTGATGGTGCAGCCGTTTGTGTTCTGGCTACGGGCCCCGCTACTGGCGTTACTTTTGTAATGCCTGCAATGTCTTTATAGTACCGGTACTGCGCTTTTAACTTTTCAAGCTGCTTGTTGATTTGCGCAACGCTCTTTCCTTGTTCTTGCAAGGCTTGGCCTTCTGCTCTCAAAGCATCAAACTGGGCTTTAAGCTGCCCCATTTTTTCAACCGCTTCTTGTTTTTCTTGCGCACGCTGCATTTGGTCAAACAGAGCGGTTGCGGATTGTGCCCTGCTTGCCGCTGCACGGCTTTCAGGTGTAGTTTTCTCAATGGGTTCAACCACAGGGCCGGGACGCACAGCTTGTGCCTCATAACCTGCAATCTCAGCTTCCAGTTTTTTAATTGCGTTGTCTACGCGTTTTGTCGGCTTGTTCTGCTTGGCCAACTCTTCGCGTTTTGTTTTGGCTTCTTCCAACCGTTGCATAGCACCGCGCATTGCCAACGCTAAGGCTTTTTGTTTGCCTACGGGTTCTGACACTTTACGTCCGGGCAACGTCTCGCCTTTTGCCGTTTGAATGGTTCCAATTTGCCGCGCCGTAACCGCAGCCTGCATCTCGCGTTGCTGCTTGGCAACCGCTTCTGCGTTCCTACGTGCCGCAGTTTCTGCAATTGCTAAGACTGCACGTTGCGCGTCTGCTTCGGCTTTCTTCTGTGCAAGCAGGGGGTTGGTGTTGTCGGCTGCTGTCAGTTCGTTAAACCGGCCTTCCAACTTTTCAAGTTTGGTTCGTTCAGACACGACCAACTTATCCAACATAGCTTGCGCAGTAAACTCTGCGCCGTTGAAATCTTCTTGCAGCTTTGCTTCTATGTCTGCCAAGTTTTGGATTGCAGCCGCAATTTCGTCTTGCAATGCCTGCGCTGTTTCTTGTTCAGCCGCCAGCATTTTTTGTTCGCCTTCGCGTCCTTCAACTTTCTTAGCTGCCGCCAACATCTTCTTAATGCGGGTTTGTGCAGTAGCCAATTTTTTATTTGCCAAATCCAACGCGGCTTTTGCGTTTTGCATGTCGGGCGCGTACAGTTCTTCGCGTGCCGCTGTTGCTTCTTCTTTGGCTTTATCAAAAGCCTTCTTTACTGCTTCGTGGTAGCTGTTGCGAACGTCGGAAATTTTGCCCGCCAACGACACAATTTTTTGTTCGCTCTTGGTTAGTACTCGGTCTTTCTTTTCTTGCAACAACGCGATAGTTTCAAGCAGTGGTGCAAGTTCTTTTGCCATTTCCGTGGCTTGCATTTTTATGCTGGCGTTGGTGTCCTGCATAAAAGCCAACAAAGCATTGTTGGTGTCAATAAGTTGTTGCCCCGACGCTAATATCTTGATTGCTTCTTCAAGTTTATTTTTGTATTCCGAAGATAAACGAGTAAAATTTACTATCAGTTTTTCAAATGCTACTTTTTCTTCGGGCGTTAACTTTTGTTTTTTTAATCCGCGACTGACTAGTGTTTTCTCTGCGGGGGTTTCGCCTGCTTCGGGAAACGGCACAAACGCTTCTGCCAACCGCATAGTTGAAAACTTGCCGCCTTCAAAACGCGTCCAGAAAAACTTGGTGGAGTTCTTTATCTCTTCTATCTGGGTGCGCAATGTCTCCAGCGTTTTTCGCTTGGTGGCTTCTTCTTCCTGCGCTTTTCTTTCTTTGTTTTCTCGCCGCTTCTGCAACTTGCGTGCAGCATCAACCGCAGCCCGACCCGCCTTAACTGCAGGGGACTTTTGAAAATTGGTTGCCGTGGCCCGGATATAGCCAACGTCTTCACGCGTTTCGGGAAACAGTTCGGTTTGCGCTTGGGCTTGCCGTATTGACTGACGTTCCAAAGCATCGGCTTCTTTGTCTTTGCCTTCTGCACGCAGTTTTGCAATCTTTGCAGCCGTCTGGCTATCTAAGTCCAGACCGCCCTGCGCCTTCTCGTACTCACGCAATGTCTCTTGTAGTTCACGCAGTGCGCTACCTTCCGGGGCCAGTTCGGCTTCGTAGCTTAGGGTCTTGTTTACACGACCGCGTTCACCAATGCGCGTCTCGCTGGGTTTACCGGGCACGTTCTCGTAGACTTTTCCAGCTTTCCAGTTTGTACCGGGAGCCGTTACTCGGCGTGTGTAGGTCTGTTTGCCTAGGTCTTCTCCACGCAAAATGCGTTCGGCTTGGTTCTGTGCCGCATCCAACATGGCCCGGTTGGCCTTGCCGTCTTCAATCAGGTCTTTAACCCGCAGCAGCGCTTCTTTGATGCCCTGTGTTCGAATAGGCCCAAACTCGGTCTCTACGGTTTCCCCTTCGGGGATATTGCGTTGCAGCGCTTTATCAATCAGATTGCCTACGTACTCCTGTAAACGGCGCAGCTCTCCAACCAGCGTGGTGGCAGTTTCTCCTCGGGCTTCCGCAGTTTTGCGTTCTTCTTCAACTGCAAACTGGCGTTTCAACGGGCCGGTCTCCACGCGTTGCGGTGCACGCGGAG